TCCGCGCTTCCTCAAGGCAACTGGGGAAGTGATGGGTCGGTCGCCAGCTATGGTGGCGTTGCCTGACGTTAAGATGCTTAATCTTATGTCCAAGACCATCATACAAGCTGCACAGAAACTAATAGACCCTCCCTTGTTAGTTCCTGATGACGGATTTCTTCTCCCTGTCCGTACCCAGCCTGGTGGCCTCAACTTTTTTAGAAGCGGCACAAGGGATACAATTACACCACTGAACACAGGCGCAAACATTCCTATCGGCTTAAATATGGAAGAACAGCGCAGACAGGCTATTCGTTCTGCTTTCTTCGTAGATCAACTGCTGACAGGCGGTGCGCCTAATATGACAGCTACAGAGGTGGTGCAGCGTCAAGAGGAGCGTATGCGCGTTATTGGGCCAGTATTGGGGCGTTTGATGAATGAGATGTTGCGTCCATTGATTGACCGCACATTTGCCTTGATGTTGCGTGCAGATATGCTTGCTCCGCCGCCAGAGATTTTGCAGGGGCTTGATGTTGATATTGAGTATGTATCGCCACTGGCACGCGCACAAAAATCTAGCAGCTTGAACAGCACAATGAAGGCTTTGGAAATCTTGCTGCCATTGGCTCAAGCATTGCCTGGAGCGGATCATATCAACCCAGATGGACTTGTTAATCACATTATGGAAAGCCTTGGTGTTCCAAAGAAAGTTGTGAAGTCTCAGTCTGAAGTTGATACAGCGCGACAAGAACAAGCGGCACAACAGCAAGCAATGATGGAGCGTCAAGAGGCAAGTCAAGATGTTCAAGATGTTGCCCAAATTGCACAGGCATCACGGATGGTATCTAAATGAGTGAGCAGATCACACAATTACGGACTATGTATACAGACGTATTTACAAGCACTGCTGGACAAAAAGTGCTTAGTGATCTTGAGGCGCGTTGTAATTGGCGTGCTTCAAGCTATGTGGCTGGCGATGCCAATGCCACAGCATTTGAGGAAGGGAAGCGTGCAGTTATACTGCACATCTACAACATGATGAATGAGGAGAAGTAAATGTCAGAACAGGTTGCCGAACAGGTAGCCCAGCCAGAAGCGGCTCCATCTATGCTGGAAACCCCAGCGGAAGTTGCACAAGGCGGGTCTGGTAACGGTTTCATGGAAATGATACCAGAAGAATTAAGGGAGCATCCAAGCCTTGCACCTATTAAGGATGTAGGCAATTTGGCGCGTTCCTATGTGAACGCTCAAAGATTGATTGGTTCAGACAAAGTTCCGTTGCCAGCTAATCCTACGGATGAGGATTTAGACAACATTTATTCACGGCTTGGCAGACCAGAAGATGCGTCAGGCTATGAAATTGCCACTGATGGAACCATCATTACAGAGGAAGTTGCCTCTGCTTATGCTGATGTGGCTCACAAACTGCGCCTTACGCCAGAGCAAGCCAATGGTATTCTTGAGTATTACAAGGGTACTATAGGCCAAACTGAAGAACAAATGCAGCAACTTGCAGAGCAACAAGCTGAAGAAACCGCTGCTGAGTTACGGCGGGAATGGGGCAGGGCGTTTGAAGACAAGGTTGCCCTAGCTAAAGATGTAGTTGATCAGTTTGCTGGAAGTGAAATTCTGCAAATGCGTCTTGAAGATGGCACAATGATTGGCAACCATCCAGCCTTCATTAAAGCTTTCGCTGCAATTGGTGACTTCAAATCTACTGTCACCAGTGAAGACACAATTAGCGATGGCGCAGTTAATCGCCAGTTTACGCCAGCACAAGCGCAAGCTGAAGTTGACGCGATTATGAATGATAAAACACACCCTTATTGGGATAGAAAAAATCCTGTGGCGCGTGATCGTGCCGTACAGCGGATGCAAGATTTAATGGCGATGATACATGACTGATACTGAAAGTACATTATCCCCATTGGAAATCAGGCTTGAATGTCTTAGAATGGCAGTTGAGTTTGGCACTCAACGTGATGTTTTAAATCCAGTAGAACTGGCTGATAAATATTACGATTGGGTGATGAAAGAGGGTAGCGGAGAAATCCGTCCTCAAGACCATCGGAAAGACGATAGCCATAGGTCGGCTCAAAAGACTAGGAGTGTCCGAACTGTCGGGTAGCACGCTGCAAAGTTCAAATGTAACCTGTAGACAAAAAGGAGTGACGATATGTCAACTCAAGTAACTACAGCATTTGTGCAACAGTATTCTGCTAACGTGCAGATGCTTTCACAGCAGATGGGTTCTCGTCTGCGTGATGCAGTGCGTGTTGAGAATGTTGTCGGCAAAAATGCTTTCTTTGACCAAGTGGGTGCAGCTACAGCGCAATTGCGTACTACACGCCACGCCGATACCCCGCAAATCGATACACCTCACGCTCGTCGTCGGGTATCTCTCGCGGATTATGAGTACGCTGATCTTATTGATGATCAAGATAAGGTTCGTATGCTGATTGACCCTACCAGTGCTTATGCAATGGCAGCGGCAGCAGCTATGGGTCGTGCAATGGACGATGTTATCATCTCCGCTGCAACAGGCACAGCTTACACAGGCGAGACAGGCTCAACAGCAACAGCGTTGCCAGCCGGTCAGCAAATCGCTGCTGGTGGTGCTGACATGACTGTAGCAAAGCTGCGTGAAGCTAAGAAAATCCTTGATCTTTCTGACGTTGACCCATCAATCCCGCGCTACATTGCGGTGGGGCCAAACCAGATTGAGGCATTGCTTGGTGACACAAATGTAACCTCAAGCGACTTCAATACTGTGAAGGCACTTGTTCAAGGTGAAGTAAACCAGTTCATGGGCTTTAACTTCATCATGACAAACCGTCTTGCAATCTCAGGCAGCACTCGTTCATGCTTTGCATGGGCAGAGGACGGCATTGCGATTGGCGTTGGCAAAGATGTTAATGCAAGAATTGATGAGCGTGCTGACAAAGGCTACGCAACTCAAGTCTACTACTGCATGAGCATCGGTGCTACACGCATGGAAGAAAACAAAGTCGTTCAAATCGATTGTGATGAATAGGAGATTGAAGAATGGCTACTGTATATTCCGTACAAAAGACTAACTGGAACCAAACAGTTCCAGCGGTCAACAACAAGACAAACGAAATGGGTGGTCGTGTTCGTATCGCTCATGGCGTTTATGAGGCATCTGCCCTCGCATCAGGTGACGTTATTGAGATGTTCAACATCCCAAATGGCGCACGCTTGATCGAAGGTTCGCTGGCTCATGATGCTCTTGGTGCTTCAACAACTTTGTCTGTAGGCTATGCAGCCCACACTAACAGCAGCGGTTCAGCCGTTGCTGCTTCAGCGGCAGCATACAAAGCAGCAGCAGCTTCAACCTCAGCGCAAAAGGTAGACATCCTTGCTACTCTTGCTCTGGGTTCTGGCACTGTTGTAGACGCAGATAAAGATGGCTTGCCGATCTCCGTCACAATGGGCGGTGCTGCTGGTACAGGAACTATTGAAGTCACAATCAAGTGGGTTCTTGACTGATTTGGTTGGGGCGGCTTTTGTCGCCCCTTCCTTCCTATTAGGAGTGGGCCATGCCATCTGTTGTTGATATTTGTAACGAAGCTATGGATTTGCTAGGTGCGGCAACCATTACCTCATTAACCGAAAATTCAAAAGAAGCGCGACTTTGCAACCGCAAGTTTGATGCAGTGCGAGATGCAGTGTTACGCGCACACCCTTGGAATGTAGCTATATCTAGAGCAGCACTAGCTGCTAACAGCACGCCACCAGCATTTGGGTTCACTTACCAGTTTCCTTTACCTACCGATCCTTATTGTTTGCGCGTTCTGTCTTTCTGGAACTCAAACGTAAACAATGAACTTGCTGCATATGACAGCAACATTATGTTTAAGATTGAAGGTCGAAGCATCCTTAGTAATGAAAATGATTGCCGGATTGTTTACATATCTCGCGTCACAGATACAGAGCAGTTCGATCCTTTGCTTTCAACCACCATAGCGCACCGGCTTGCTGCTGACACAGCCTATGCAATCACCGGCAGTAACAGTGTTTCCCAGCAAATGTTTGCTCTTTATGAGAGCCGATTGAAGGAAGCAAAGGGTGTG